CTTGTTCCTTTATTAATCTGGTCAGAATAACCAGGAAATGCGCTAGCAGAATCTCTGCGGATTAATGCTTGAATGTCATCAGTTGTTGTAGTGCCAGCAAAGATACCCTGAGACCATGCGTCCAAACTTCTCTGTGAGTAGGACATGCCAAAAGCATCAGCATACTCTTTAAGACTTTGTACACTACCTAATGTAGAGCCACCAATTGGCTTTCCTTTAGCAGCAATAAGAGCATTAAGGTCTAGTTGTGTATCGCTAAGTCCTTTAAGATATGCATTCTCTAGGGTAGCATCATCTACAACTACACCTTTTGCAGCAAGTCTTTTCTTCTGCTCTAACTTATATGATTCAAGTTCTTGAGCGTATACACCAGGCTGTGAAGCCTTCTTCTTTTGACGGGTCTGTGCATTAGAAGTAAGATTTCTATAGTAACTAGTTTTGTAATACTCTAACTCTGCGTCAGTTGTATTGCCAGCCTTCCATAGGTCAAATACCTTTTTAAGTTCTGGAAACTGTTTAATTAAATCAGCGGTAATACCAAATGCTGTCTCTGCCATATTAGCCTCCTAATCCTGATAGGAAGTCGGCAAAGTCAAGACTCTGCTTCTCCGCTAAATCTTGTGGGGCCTTTTCTTCTACACTCTTCTTAATTAAGGCTTGGGCTTTTTCTTTAGTATATCCAGGCTTGGTTTCTGTAACAGTTTTACCGCCAACTTTCTTGGTGGTTGTAATTGTTCCAGCATCAATCATTCCCTGAATAGCAGTATAGAATTCTTTGTTCTCGCTATCTGTAGCCTTACGGCCAAGAACGCTTTTAAGTGTATCGTCAATCAGAGATTGAATCTCTTCTGGCTGGAATAGATACTTCTGTACAGATACCTTAGGCTTATTACTATCACCAACACCCTGGTTCTTAGCATACCATTGTAGGTATTGCTCAGGAGTTATTTGACGAGCACCTTTAGATTTCTGATACCAGTCACCTGCACCATCAACTGCTAACTCATAGATTGCTGCAGCCTTAAGTGGGTCAACACTACCATAACCATACTTCTGAAGAGTTCTAATCCAGTTAGCCTCAACCGCTGGGTCAGTATAATAACTAGACTTCAAGTCGGTAACCGATGCAGTAGAGGACTCTATAGTAAGTTTTTGTCCAGTCTTCTTCATCGTAATGGTCTTTGTTTTACCTGGACCAACGTAGACTTTTCCAGCAGTAGAACCCGTGCTGCCACCTCTTAATTTATTTAATGCGTCACTCACACTACAAGCCTTTCGTCAAGTCATCATTTTCAAGAATACGATTGTATACTCTACTGAATGATATATATTCATCTAATAATCCACCAGTAAATGTGTCCCACATTTCCTTGATGTCTTGATTTTCTACTGCGTTAATAGACTTGCTACCTCTAGTTGCAAGAATACTACGGACATAATCTCTACCTTCTAGATAGTCAGACATGCCCTGAAGGTCTGCTCTACCTGAAACTCTAGGGTCAGATATAATTTCTTTAGCAAACTTTAGAAAGTTGTATACCTTTTGAGTATCAATCTTGCCACGAATCTCAGCCCATTCTGGGTTCTCTTGGCTAAGTTCATCAATGAATTGACGCTTACGTTCAGCCAAATCCTCGGCAGCCTTAACATTTAGGCTAGGTAATCCTCTTCCAATACGCTCAGCCTCAAGGATATCCATACCTTTGTTGTAGGTAATCCAACCTTTTTCTGCCTGAGTAGAAGCAATTGCATCATATGGGTCCTGTGATTCACGGAACTTCTTTGTGCTTCCAGGAGCAACTGGTGTACCACGCTGGCTTTGATATACGCTAGGTGAAAATTCACCAGCATTAGCATCGCCTACAATGAACCAACCATACTCTGGATTCTTAGCAATCAAGTCAGATAGTTCACGAGAACGTTTCTCTGCCTCAATTGTAGCAGCAATACCAGTATTGTTCTTAGATAGACTTGTAGAGAATATAAAGTATTCGTCTCCATATGTATCATAGAACTTCTGAGATGCATTCTCAGGGTCTTCTTCACGAAGTCTGTGCCACTCATCGATATAGAACTGATAAGGAGAACGAGTATTTGTAGCGAAAGGTAGGGTTAGTTTAGCCGCTGCTTCTAAAGCAAGGATTTGTTTAACCTTAGTATCAATCTCTTTTGCTGTAGGTGTAGTCTCACGAAGTCCGTTATCATATCTATGGTTTTCTTCCATAGCAATAAGAACAGTTAGATTACGACGTGTTGCATCATTGTTATCAAATAGAGACCAGATACGCTTAGCGCCTGAGTTCTGAACTAACAAGTCTTTTGTAAATTCACCTGGTGTTGTACCAGTTGGACCATAAGGTAGGATTTCTTTTACTAAAGCAAGTCGTTCTGCATCTGGAACAGCCTTAATAAAGAATGAAGTTCCGATTTGAACGAACCATCCAGCACCTGGATTCCACCATTGGTTACCCTGGAATAGTAAGTCAAGGCTTGTTTTAGGAATAGCCATTGGTCTTTCAACCTTACCAAATGACATACGCTTAACCCATTCACCAGGAATGTTAATGTATGTTTTACCATCTCGTTCTTCAGTAATACCAAGACGCTCAGGTGAGTTATAAACTATATCCATCTTACGGAAAACAGTTGGGTCATTAACTACGATACGGCTCCACTTTTCAGCCACATCACCAAATGCTCCGAAGAATGGGAATGCATAACGCATTGTGTATGCTGCATCTATACGCTCTGATGTATCATAGACTGTACGGCGTAGTTCTGCTCTAGCCCATTGGCGAGCATTGTTCTCTAATTTGCGTATATACTCTGGCGGAATTGTATCACCAGGATATGTATCTATAGCATTGCGTACAAGTGAATCCATACGTTTACGATAGAAGTCTACGAATAATGGTTGACGAACTAGGTTTGTCTCAGGGATTTCACCGAAGTATTTGTAGAACTTATCACGGATTCCAGAAGCATATCGTATTGCTTGGTGTGTTCCATTAGCAGCACCTACCTGAGCAGCGTTAACCGCTGGGTAGTTTAGTGTATCTGTGCCAAAAGTCTTCTTAATATCATCATATGTAACCTTGCGAGTCTTGGCTATCTCTTTAAGACTTGAAGCCCATGAAGGAAATAGTTCATCTATGTTATCCATGTTTGCTTCTGCAATAGCACGGGCATCTCTACCCATAGCAAGGACACGCATAATCTTACGGCCCTCATCGGTCTTCAGTAAGAAGTATTCAGCCTCATTAATAACCTGTTCTCTTGGCTTATTCTGCAAAAGAATCTGGGTAATCTTAGAGTTACGCACCTGTCGGTTTACAACTCGCTCATATGCTTGCGCCCAGTTAGGGTCATCGCCACGAATGACTACGAAATCTCCAGTTGTCTCGAATACATTGTTTAATTTGTTACGAGTATTGGAAAGATGGTCATCTACAATACGAGCAGACTCAGCAATAAACTTCTTCTTGATAAACTCAGCCTGTTCAGGTCCAGCACCTAGGGCATCTTGGTATGTTATACCATCGATTGTTCTAAGGCCTAAACCAAACTTATCTTTTACCTCTGTTTTACCAGCAAGCATGTTATCAATATCAACGATTTGAGCATCGATTAGGTCTGGGTCATCAGCCAAATCTCTCATGGCATCTAGTTCGTCTCTATGTGCCTGGAGTTTGACATCGTCACTCCATTGATACATATCTTCAAGGGACGCATCTTTAAACCTATTGTTAAACATCTTGCGGCTTGACTCTCGTAAGCCAGCAACAAGGGCTAACGGACCAGTTGTTGTTATGATACGAAGGAATCCTTCACTAACGTTACGAACTGGGTAACCAATACGTGCAAGAACCTCAAACTTGATAAGAGAATCTAGGCCATCAATTAAATCTACAGCGCCAGCCCTAGTCTTATAGTATACGCCTACCTTTTCGGAACGGCGTGCTCTAGATAATCTGTTTAATGCGTTGTACATTGTATCGATATCAAGAACTGGCAGTTGTTTTACCAACTGAGTCTCATTCAAAGGTAGTGGGATGATGTACTTAAGGTCTTCAGAGCCAAGAACTGGGGTAGTTTTTGCACCAACTGGTACAACTCTACCATCATCTAGTGTCTTTGTTGCTCCAGTGTAGGCACGCTCACGGATAATGTTATGCGCCTTAGAACGTCCACCAGCAAATAGCCCCCATGCTGCACGAACATCTGACTCATCAAATCCAAATTGCTTTGCTACAGTATTAAATAGTTCTTGTTCAATCTTCTGGAAAGCATTAGCACGCTCAGCAGCATTTGTTGCTGCAGTGTATTCATTGAATAGTTCTTGCTTGCGTTGAACCGTAAATTGAGCCTTCTTTAAATCATCTTCTAAACTTTTAATTTCATTCTTAAGAAGTTTAACCTCGTCTGGAGCAAGAGTCTGAGTATTAAGTCTGTTCTTTGCTATGTTAATCTGGGTAGCGTAGGCTTCTTCTTGACGACCAGCAATACCACGAACACGGCTAAGCATGTTATCTACGGTTTGAACTGATTGATTGTCAGTAAAGTCAATCCATCCACGAGGACGTTTGTAGAAAAATCCTGTTAAAACTCGAACTGGTGCGCCAGCAGCGCCTGCTCTAAGGTCAATAAATTTTTGTCCTAGACCATAACCAAATGTCTTTTTATCTCCACCAAGTGCTTGGCGAACTGCAGACATTTTATTAAATTGTGGTATACGTGTTGGGTCAAGGATTGCTTCTGCACTTAACTTCATGTGAAGTTGACGAAGTTCATCCTCATAAAGCGCTGCATTCTCTACAGCCTTCTCTAAATCGGGACCCTTGTTGACAAGGTCCATAGTAAGTTGACCAGTTGCCTTGTCTAATCCTGCACCAAAAAACTTTGCGGCAGTAACCTCATCTTGCAAGTTACCAATCTTAACAGCAATATCGCGGCTGGAAGCCATAAGTCTTGTGCCAGCATCAGCATCACCCATAGCCATCTTAACAATGTCTGCTTTAGTAGAATGACGTAACGCTACATCTTCAATTTTGTTAGCATCTGCTAGGATATCTGCAAAAGAAGCAGGGTTTGCTGACTCACGGATAGCCTTGACTCGGAATAAATCCGTAGCATCCATGCCATCAGTCTTAGTGATAAAGTCATTAAATGTTGCTTTTACTTTATTAGCCCTGAATCCAGTCTTTTCCCCAGTGAGGATAGCATTAAGTTCGTTAAGTCCCTTTACGGAATAGTTAATGGCCTTATAGCCCTTTACTATTTTACCACCAACGATAGTTGGGTCGAGAACAAATCGGGATACTACGTCAGTACCAAATGATGTGTATCGACCTACAAGTTGTTCTCTAAATGCTTTTTCTGCTTGTTGCTTATCAAAGATATTAAAATCATTTGCAGCAAAAAGAATGTGGTCCTGTAGGAACTTATCTGCACCAGACAGTTTTCCAAAACTTACAGTCTTTGCTATACCAGAAAATACGTTTTCAATTTCATCTAATGGTCTTCCTAAAATTGTACGCTGGATTGAACGACCAGTAGAAATATCACGAGACTTATCCCAAGCCTCTTTAATATTATTGAAAGAAAAATCATCCTTGTAGATAGGATTGTTTTTCTCTGGTAGTGTAAGTCCAAATGAAACTGTCTGAGTTGTAAAGTTGTAGGCTTTTTCTAAACCAATGAATACTTTACCCCAGAATCCTGGTTCTTCTTTAGGAGTATTAGGAGTCTTTGTATTATAAGACGCAACCGCTTCAGCCCTACTTTTAGGTGGAGTAGACTTACCCATATCTAATGGCAGAGCCATAGATGAGTTAACATTCCATCCAGCATAGTAAGTGTTGAACGCACCCATTGTGTCAAAGGCAGAAGGATTTTTAGATTTCTGCAAATCTTGATACGCTTTTTGCGCGGCTTCTCTTTCGCTCATAGCAGATTAGCCCTTAAAATTCTCACATAATTACGGAATGCTTGTGATGAATTTGGGCTTTGTGCTGCGACCTCCAGGGCTGGTAAGTAGGATAATAGTCTTTGTTTATCAGAATCTGTATCTGTACTAGTTGGCAACATTAAAGCCTCTGTTCCAGCACCAGCACCAAGTGCTGCGCCGTCAGTTACTGGCACATCTGGTTGCTCTGATGGAGCACTAAGAGGTGTCACTTGTGGCATAGAGTCAATTGGATTCATCAAAGGAGCAGAAACATTGCCAGCCATTGGTGCTGCTTGTTGCTGTTGCATCATTGCCTGACCTTGTCCATAACCCAAACCTGAATAATATTTTGCGGATTGTGTACCGCTTTGTCCGTTTCCGCCAGTTGCAGATACATTAGCAGGATTATTTTGTGGAGCCGTTGGGCGGTAGCCGCCTCTGTTCTCTGCCATTATTTCCTCCTACTTAGAATATTGTATTTTAGTAACTATTGGTCCACCTGTATAGATGTCCCATTTAGTTGATATACTTATCGCTTTTTTAATAATTTTTTCTGCTTGTATTGCAGTTTCAACCCTGTCAACTCTAAGTGCTTCCATAACACCAATAGCGATGTCCCCACCGCTACCAGAGTAATAGATACCGCGAACATCACGGTCCCAAGAGTAATCCTCAAAAATAGGATAAATGATTCCGCGAATGCTAATAAGAAATTGTGAATCATGCGCTGCTGCATCGCCATCTTCTTTCATGTCGTAACCTGCATCGATAAACAGTTTACGCATGGCAGGTATAAATTTCTTGGTTACAAATAAATCTAGATTTTCGCCTGCTCCTGGTCTCGGTGCTTTCCACCCATATTGTAATAGATTTGAGCCTCGACCTGCGCCAGAGCCTGCAATTAATATTCCGTTGTTCTCAACAATCTTTGGCGTAGCCATATCAATTGGACGACCAGAATCATCTGAAGAGCGTGAGTCGCATCCAATGACAGACCAGCCGTCGCCTTGAATAGCAGCAAGTGTTGTCATTGTCCCCTCCCACCACTATCGTCTACGAATTGTTCTTACGCTTGCGTTTGCCTGTCCTCCACCAGTTAGACTTGACAATAAACTTTGTACGTCAGGTGGTGCTGCTGGTGGCATTTCCATTGGAGATGGACCTCCTACTGGAGAGGAGGGAGCAGGGGACGGTTGCTCAACCTGAGGTGCTACTCCAGCAGGAGGAACTTGTTCTTTAGGTGCGAATGTTTGTTCAATCGCATCTTCGATAGCCTGTCCCTTTTGTCGTGATTTAATCACTGCGGCAATTTTAGTTACAACTTCAGATGGGTCTTGTCCTTGTGTTGCCATCTGTGGGATTGCCTGAGTGTATGCTTGGAGTGAAGCAAGAAGCGCATTGCGCATATCTTCAACTTCAATCTTCTCTTGCTCTGCGCTAACATTAACATTAAATGGAAGTTCACGCATTGCCATATCCTTGGAGATAAGTTTACCACCAAGAGCCTGAAGCATAAATATAAGACCTTGTGCTGGGTTCAAACCTGCAAGCATACCATATCTAACATCAGCGGAGTAATCTCCCTTGATGTCCTTGCTTGGTTTGTATTCTAATGCGTATGGAGAACCAGCATCTACACCGCGAATTGTCTTTTGTACATCAAAAATTGTTTCGTCTAGTTCAAAACACAGACGGATTACATCTCGAAGAGCCGTCGCAAATATTGCTTGCGCACTCTTGACCTGAGTATCAAATGCTCCCATAAGTGCCTGGACGCCTTGACCCGTAACGATAGACGCATTAACGTTACCTGTTCGTCCTTCTGGGTATCGAGCACCAATTCGGAGTTCTTGATTGAGCAAGTTTTGTTCTGTGAACGCTCCTTGCGGAATGTTAAGTTCAACTCTTCGTACTCCTGCAGGGCTGTTTGTTCGGATAACTGAATCTCCGCCAAGTTGTAGTTCTTGTACATCCATTGGTACGACGATAGGAGACTGAACAGATTTTTCAGCCGCTTCCATAGCAAGCATAGCAAAACGATTGCGAAGCAACTGGATACCAATAACATCATCAAACTGTCCACGCATCTCTCCATCGATAGTAGGTCGCTTAGCAATAACGACCATCATCTTACCAACTGGGTTTTTAGCACGAGAAAGAACTAGGTTCTCACGGCTTGGTACATATACTAAAGATTGGTCTTTATCGTAGTAACGAACAATTTCAACTATGGTGTTGGTGTCTTTTTTGAAACCTGAGCGACCAAGTAATTCAACTTCGTATTCAGGGAATTGAGCAGCCAACTCTCCAAGAGTTAGTGAGTATATCTTAGCAAAAGATATGCATCGTCCGTAGCGGTCAAACTCAGGATAAGCCATCCGAGGGTTTTCTACGCGGATACGAGGCATCTTTTCTTCGTCATCCATTTCAATAATGAATGGGACGAAACCATAGGTTACATAATAGTCAGCACCTGTATACATGCTAACTTGCAAATCTGAGTGATTAAAATAGTTTGATGCAATACGTGTACGATTGTCAGCAAACTTACGAGCACGGTCATTAACCTGTGAGGCGCTAGAGCAGTTAATTGCAGGTAGCGGAGCCATAACCTCAGAAAGGTCACGGGCTACGATGTCAATAAAGTTTGCTACTACGTTTGAGTCTACGCCCTCAGGGAAGAAGTCTGGGTATACTTCAGCAATCTTGCCTTGGCGCACAGAAAGAATATCACCAGCACGAGCATCACGCTCTGATGCACGGTACTTCAGAGAAGAAACTCGTGCAGCAATCTGTTCAATATTAAGTGCCATTTATATCCTAACGTAGATTTAAAAAAAAATTAAAAAATGCCCTGGTTACGGTATATTTTATTTACTTCTTTGTTGCCAATACCACCTTTAGAAATTGTAGGTTTTTTTGCACCTGGCTGGGCATTTGTAAGTTTTGGCATATATGGCTTATTTGCAACAGGTTTCTTTGTCATAAACTCTATTACAGGTTTTTTTGCACCTGGAGTGTCAGGTGTAAATTTCGGCATTTGTGCTAGTTTACTTTTACTTCCAACAGGTGATTTTATTGGTTTTTTTATTTGCATTTTATTTTCCTTATCCATAAGTTTCAGACCATTGCTCTGCAAAGGCCTCGTCTAAATTCACGGAGTATCTCATGTCCTTTTGTTTACGAGTAGCCCATCGATTAGTTGAGTACTTAGTAGCAAAAGAACTTTGTTGCATTAATTCACGGACTCGGATGATAGCAAACCAAAGTGCCATCACGCAGTCAGTTGGGTTTTTAGTATCTGGCTTCCAAGTGATTAGTTGTTGTACCAGAGATTTCAAACCTTCAGAACCTTCATTAGATGGAAGTTCTATCAAGTTGTTATCTTGAAATCTACCGTCCCTTAGACTGCCGAATAAGGCAGACATAGAGGCCACACCGAATGATGTGTCCCATTTATTCTTTCCAGTATAGTGAGGATTTAACTTACATCCATACTGGGCTAAATACTGAACTAGGTCAGTGTCCATCTGATACGCCTTTTGGTGGGCGTTGATTTCAACTCTAAACTCTTGTGGCTTATATCGTTCAACCCATTCCTCAATAAGAGCACGCTCTTTCTGTGGACTTGGGTCAACCATATTGACACAATCTAAAACATAAACTTTTCCGTCACCCTTGTTGTAGGTTACGGCTACGAATGCCGACCTACCCGTTACAGCAGGGTCAAACCCTATAACCGTGTAAGTACCTTCAACATGCTTTGGATGGCCTGGTGTTCCAGCCTTGAGGGGTCCACGCTTGCGCATTCCATTGCTACTTCCTGCGACGCAGGTTGGTGGGAAGATGGAGTCTTCAACGACATCTTCTTGTTGGTAGACCATAGCCCAGATTGACGGAGCAACCTCAGACCTGCGAGTAAAGAGCGAGGGTCCATCCCACTTTGGAAATAATCCTTGCTCATTTGCTTTGTCCACTTCACCTTCGGCTCTATCAGTCCAAGGCCAAAGTGTTTTCCAGTTATCAGGCTTCTCGTCAAACTCCAGCACGGCTGGCTGAGAGAAGTATGTGAATGGAGATTTGCCACCTGTCCATTGGTCGCCATCTCGTATCATCTTATATAAATCTATAGGGGCGACACGGGTTCCTACTATAAGTAGTTTTCCGTGCCGTCCCAAACGGGTGATGACTTCTTTTTGAAGCCATTCAATTTGCTTTTCCCACTCATGAGAGTTTGAGTTCATCACCACATCGTCTAGGATAATCAGGTCGGCGCGAGCACCATAAATCTGCGACCCGAATCCTAATGCTTGAACCGTAGGGTCCTTTTCGCCAGAGTCACGACCAGAGCCTAGGTAAATCATATCAGCAGACCAAGTCTGCGAGTCAGCCTTATATCCACCGTTAGGGCCAAAGCCCATCTGAAGTTTAGTCCAGTTAGGGTGGCTCATCCTTGTTTTGATGGCTGAAAGGAATTTGCGTGCCATGCCTTGAGTCTTAGAGACTACAATGATTCTGACGTTAGGGTCAGTGGCTATACGGTAGGTCACATAGTTAATCGTGATGACCGTAGATTTGGCGTGCTCAGGTGGTACGTTAATAAGAATACGGTTGCTGGCCGCAGGCTCATAGGTCATAGCAGGATGGAGCCAACGGGGTTCCCGACCTTCAATAAGGTCCACCCAGTCTTTATGGTGGTCGAACAACTTAGTGTCTAGGAATTGCTCGGAGAACTCCTCAAACGAGATATCCTTTAGATTGGCCATGTCAGCCTTGACACCTTTACCAGCAAGTCTTGCTTTGTCAGCCTCAGCCTTGAAGTCAGGGTCAACAAGTGACCATTGGCGGAAGGTGACATCGTTGCGACCCACCGCAGCCATAGCGTCGGTGATGGTCGTGCCTTGAGATAAGAGTTCTAAAACTTGCTTTTGTGCGGCATCCTTAGGGATGTTCTGCTTGCCTGGTTTGCGTCCCACTACTACTCCTAAAAACGGTGTTTTAACGGTAAGGTTTAACGGACAGACCTCACCCATTATATATATTATATATAATATATTATATAGGAGGAGCGGAGTCTTAAACGGAGCGACTCCGTCTATATATGGAATTTATATTACATATATAGATAACCTGTTCATTTAGTAAAACCGAACAACTTGGGTGATAATATTTTTTAAAATGTCCGATTTATACCTATATGTACCTATATATGGGGGCTATATAACAGAAAATTTATACGGGATACTATATACCTCCCCCCATACGAACCTTAATAACCCTACCCTCAAAATATCGACATATCGACATATAGATATATCGACATATTCTAGGGGGTAAGTGTTATGTCCGATTAGTGTATTTTGTGTAGAATATAACTATTTACCCCTATTGTCTTAAATATGCGGTTCACGACTATCTGCCCTATATGTTCTATATGTCCGTATTGTCGGGCTACCTATATTACCCACCAGTAATCGAACATATGTTCTATGACCTATATCACACCATATCGACTTGACTTCTTAGGGGTCGTGTGGTATAATGCGCCCTAGTTTAGATGTGATGTATCTCACACCGACACGACTTGACTTCCCCTAGTGAGCGTGGTAGAATACGCAGTATCACAATTAAATAAGGTTAGTTAGTCCGAACAAGTAGGCTAGTAATGGTGTGATACACTTCACATAAGTTCTAGCGTGTCGGACTTGACTTACTAGATTAGGTGTGATAGAATACGCAGTAATACAATTAAATAAGGTTAAGTAGTCAAGTAGTGGTTAGGCTTGATTAGATTACTAGTAGCAGTAGGTCGCCTATGGTATCACGACCCTAATCACTACTTGATTACTTAACCCCTAGTGAAAGGATAGGATAGTGCCATATAACCCCTTCGGGGTTAGTGGTAGCATTATCACACCGCCTAGACAAGTTAGGGCTAGCGTAGCGTGGAAGGGTTCACGCTCACGCAAGTTTAGCGAAGTCGTGGTGCGTGATAAGTCGGGCAACATAATCGCAGTAGTCGAAGATAGCCCTGCGGTTAAGTTAGCGAAGCGTAGTCGCAAGTCTGCGCAAGTCGCTACCCCTGCTACCCCTGCCCCATTAACCGAAGCAGAATTGCGGTCTATTGCGTTAGAAGAACGCAGACTACAATTCGAAGCAGAACAAGCGCAGAATTATCGTAGATTAGTCGGTGAGTATAACTAGACACCGATAGTCGTAGCCGATAGGTTCGGGTTCTCTAGGGTTCGATACCCTACTACGACACGCCATAAGTCGGGGATACTTGACTTGTAGCCGTAGGTATGATATACTTACGCCATAACGAAAGGATAAGATATGTTGCTAGAGATACTAGTAGCGGTTCAGACCTTGACTATCATAGCCCTAGTTGCTAGGGTGAATAGATTACAAGGTCGCCTAGAGTATAGGGGTCGATAAGTGGACGACCTATACGAACTAGTTAATGAAGAATTGGCTAGACAAGCGCAGGATATTCTCGCACTTGACCCTAATTCTTTCATAGATTACGATACTGCTATGGCGGATATGATAGAACGCTTAACTGCGGTATGGTATAGCGGTTATGAGTTCGGTATGGAAGATAGACTAAACGAAGGTTTAGAAGTAGATGAAGAAGCCGAACTATGATAACCTTAGAATTGTCTGATAGAGAACTTATAGTAATCAGACAAGCACTACGCACCGAAGAAGAACGCCACAAGCGCAACGACTTTAGGGTGCTAGAATTAGAAGCACAAGAATTGAGAAGTAAGATAGCCGATAGTGTGATTAACACCACAGTAAAGGTGCTTGACTAGGTTATAGCAAGGTGCTATAATATAGGCTACAAGGGGGTGATGATATGCCGATAGATGATGAAGTGGAAGAATATACTTGCGCTTCTTGCGATTATACTACTACTAACGAAGATGACTTATGCTTCGTAGATGATAGCCTACTATGTGAAGATTGTAGGTCGTGGTGCGATAATTGCGAAGAATATATGAGCAACGACAGTTCCCACTATGTCGAAGGTGTCGGTGATTATTGCGAGAGTTGCTGGGAGAATAACACTTGCTACTGCGAAAGATGTAGCAATACTTATCCCGATAGTATTAGCCAATATCATATCGAAGATAGGGGTGAGTATTGGTGCGAAGGTTGCTATGAACACGAAGGTTCATACTGCGAAGATTGCGACCAATACTTTAGTAGAGAGTGTGAAGGGTGCGGTGAAGGTGGTGGTGGTAGGTCTAACCTAATCCACCAATACTCATACAAGCCTAGCCCAAAGTTCTTCGGTAATGATAAGCATAACCTATACTTCGGGCTAGAGTTAGAGATGGAGATTAGGTCGGGTAATCTGCGAGAGAGTGCGCAGTATATCCAAAGCAAGGTAGGCGATAGTATCTACCTTAAAGATGATAGTAGTATTGCTAGGGGTGGATATACTGGCTTCGAGTTAGTATCTCACCCATTATCCTTCGGTCATTGGATTAGTCAGATGTCTAACCTATGGGAAGGCTTAGAGTATCTGCGTGATAATGAGCAAGCAAGGTCGTGGGACGCAGAGAGTTGCGGTATCCATATCCACACAAGTAGGGCAGGGTTTAAGAGTGGTGCGCATACGCATAGGTGGCTAACGCTTATCTATAAGAACGCACCAGAGATGATGAAGTTCGCTGGTCGCAAGTCTGACTATGCGAAGTTTAATGATGTATGGCAGTATGACGAATACGATAGACCATACTTCTCCGTCAAGCACAAGTTAGACGGACGAAGCCACACCGAAAGATATTCTGCGGTTAATACGCAGAACGAACACACGCTAGAACTGCGGTTCTTTAGGGGAACTACTAAACCTAGCGGTGTTCTAAGTGCTATTGAGTTAGCACACGCAAGCATAGAATACACTAGAGATATGACCCTATCAGATGTTAAGTTAGGTATGCTAAAGTGGGATTGGTTCTATGACTATGTAGAAACTAACAATGGTTTCTACCCTAATTTATATGAGCGTATGTCCAAAGTATCTCATATAAACCTAAAGAATATAGAGATGATAAATGCGTAAAGGGGGTAGGTATGTGTCTATTGGTAGTATGTAATCCTAACTCGACACCGAGTAAAGATGACTTACACAATGGTGCGTGTAGTAATCCGCACGGCTTCGGCTTTGCGATACAGACACCCGAAGGTATTATATCTGAACGCAGTATGTCTGCGAAGAAGTCGGTCAAGCGGTTCTTAGAACTGCGTGAGCAGTATCCCGAAGGCTACGCTATGTGGCACGCACGATACGCTACTCACGGAGTAAAGAACGAACAGAATTGCCACCCCTTTAGGGTGGGCGATAGCGACTTGACTTATCTCGCTCACAATGGCGTGTTAGATATTCATATACCTAAGGGTGATAAGCGTAGCGACACTAGAATTATGGCAGAAGAATTACTGCCACGATTAGGTGGTGTATCTGCGTTAGATGACGAATATGTATATGATATGGTGTCGTCTTGGGCTAGTGGTAGTAAGGTAGCAGTTATGACCTTAGACCCTAGTGCCAAATACACTATGTATATTATTAACGAAAGTCTAGGCACTTGGGACGATAGCGGTGTATGGTGGTCGAACCAATCACATAAGCGCACAGTATCTACGCCACGCACTACTTCATACACTAACTACTATGGGTATGATGACTATCTCGACAAGCAGATAAGCACAAGTATGGAAGATGATACCGATATACTAACCAAGTGTATGTGGTGTGATGAAGATATAGATATGGAAGATAATCCATACTACTGCGATATGTGTATGAACTGCTTTGATTGCGGTATGACTATGACGGATTGTATGTGCTACAATGAAGCCGACAAGTTCTCCATAGTCCAAGAACAAGAGTATATAAATCGCTACTTATCAGATGATAATTGGTATTCAAAGAAGTGGTATAGTAAAGAGCCACTCGACTTCTAGTATTCCTTCTAGCCCTTGATTGCGGTTAGCGGATTGTCCTGAGCACGACATTAAACTGCTCACCCTCTATCTAGTAAGGTGCTAGGTAGATAACACGACAATGAAAGGTAATGATATGTCAATCACGACAATCAATAGCGATTACCTAGCAAGTATCGCTTACTCTCTACAAGATATTGTAGATGAACTCGCTTCACTTCCACTAGATAAGGACAATGACTTCTATCCTCGTGGAACTATTGTAAAGGCTAGCGTAGGACAGATACGCTTTAAGCCTAAGTCAGTATGGGTTTCGCTAGGCGACGGCACATACAAGCATTTAACAGGCAAGAAGGGTCTTATTGCTACCCACTCACGACTTGACGGATATGTCGATGTCGTGTTCTCTGCCTAATATATACCTAATAACCGAAAGGATACTATGTCATCACAAGATATTGTAATTAATCACGAACCTACTGGTCAATGGCGAGAAGGATACATTACACTTACAGATACCGAAGATGGCATAGTATCCTATGGTTTATTTAAGACCTTAGAAGAAGCCCAAGCGTGGGCTATACAATTACGGAACGCTACTATACAAGCAGTATGCGCACCCGTTCATAGCAGAGGATAGATATGAAGAAGGGTCAAGCATCATTTTGGAATTACTATACTGTCAATCGTGGCAGTAAAGAGAATAAAGATATACTAAGTAAGAATGGATTGTGTCGCAATAGCGATGACCCTGACCTGTGGTTCTCTGATGAAGTAGAACAGGATAGGTCGGGCAGACCTTCTCTTAAAGAGAGTGAGATGTTAATCACTAGAACTATACAAGCACTAAAGATATGTGATATGTGTAGTGTTAAGGACTTATGTTTAGAAGAAGGTATGCGTAAGGATAACTTGGAGCACGGAGTATGGGGCGGTGTTATGGCAGGTGAAAGAATGCTTGCTGCCGAATTGCCAATACTCGGCTTCGATAGAAGCAAGAAGATTACCTTTGCCAATAAGGTGAGGAATAGAATAAAGTTCGACAGAGAGGAAAGATATGAGAAACAAGTATAGAGTTATAGTATCAATCGCACTTGCTTTTGTGCTCGGCTTTGCTTCTGCGTTCCCTATAAAAGACGCAACCAATAAGTATCTAAAAGAAAATCAAGAGAAGAAGTGGACAGTAGAGGACAGTAAGTCCTACGCACTAGACCAACTACTTGATTGGCATTACAAAGAATACAAGTGCCTTGTAAAATTGTGGACTAAGGAAAGTAATTGGAGACCCGAAGCATACAATAAGATTAAAGTAATGGGTAAGAATGCTGGCGGTATTCCACAATTACTAGGCTTAGACCCTAACTTACCAGCAACAATTCAGATTGACAGAGGGCTTAAGTATATCTACCACAGATATGACACCCCTTGTAATGCTTGGAAGTTCTTTGAGAAGAAAGGTTATCACTAATGAAACCAAAGAGATACAAGAGTATCTATGATATGAAACCAAAGGATTACAATAATGCTATGGACATACGAGGTAATCCAACTTCGGTATGCCCCTGCGGTTGTAATGTATGGTCGCTAAAGGTTAAGTTCGATAGCGATAGCGGAGATATAGAGATGTATTTCCTAGATATGGAGTGTGCTATGTGTGGCACAAGAGCAACAGCGCCGACACCAATCGACGCAGAGAGGATAGACTAATGATAAACGCAGAAGCAAGAGTATGGGTAGATGAAATGGCTACCTTCTTATGCGCTGACGCTTGGTCAGAAGATAGAGTAAGAGAACTTCTAATTAACATATGGCTCGACGGATATAATACTAAGCAGAAAGAAATTATAGATGCCGACATATGAGTATAGGTGTCTCGATGACAAGACACAATTAGTATTATCTCGTAATGTAGATGACAGAGATAATGTAGTTGACTGCCCACAATGCGGTAGGGAAATGCGTAGAGAATACAACGCAGTCCCAATCAAGTTTAATGGGACAGGCTTCTACTCGACAGGAGGATAAGTGGACACAGCAATTAAGATATTAGAAGAGGCAAACAAAATGCTCGCTGATATGTTTGGGATAGATGAAGAGGATGACAATGGTGCTGAAGTATCATAGCGATAGACACGACAAGGTTGTGGATACATTGATGGGCTTTGGCTTCAAGAAGTTAGAGTCATATCATTTAGCGCAGGAAATAATTGCTAGGTTGGACAGGTATGCTTCTGCTATGGACGCAGGACAACGGCAGTATAAAGAACTAATAGCAGTAAAGACTAAGAGTAAACCATATTGGAAAGGATAGCATGACAACATTTGAAACAATTAAATTCGAACTACAATTAGATGTCGATGTAGATTTTTCTAATGAAGATTTATATGGACTGCTTGATGGTAACTTCGATAACTTATTCAGCGATAGCGAAGGTAGTGTGACTATGTATAAGTATACATTGCCTGAAAGAAGTAAGCAACATGGCTGAGCCTAGATTAGAGGATGATGTAGCATACTATGGTAATGAAAGGTGCGATGAATGCGGTGAGCGACATGACCCTGATGAGTCACACGACTATGGTGATGACCCCGATAGAATGTGGGATGAAATGCATGAACTCTAACAGACCTGAAGGTATTACAGATAAGGATGAAGAAGAAGAAATGCTAGCAAAGTTTTGGGCAGACTACGGCGAGAGCCTATGGGTTGACCCAATGGAACAGGAATGGATGTGGGATGAGAAGACTAACTGACTTGCTTGTCTTCCTCGCCCCTATCATCATGCCACTCATGTTCGTTGGCGGCGTGGTTAGTTTCTTCTACTTCGTCTACTTCGGACTTCTCTTTATCGGGTGAGTCCTCTTCAAGATATGGTCTGAATCCACCTATCTTATTTATTAATCTTTTAACTGCTCGCTTGTGTCTCATCCGAGCAGTATCCTCGCTAAACAATTCAAGGAAGTTCGCTATCTCCTTGAAGTCGAGAGACTCTGCGTGTCGCAAGAATAGTAATTTTCTATCCTCTTTACTTAACTTGTAATACGCAGAGTCAATCTCAAACATCATTACATTTAAGTTACCGCCTTCGGCTGGCGCTTGTGGACGATTAGTTCCACCTAGATTTAACTTGTGACTTACACCATACTCACCACGCAATACTCCTGGTAAGATAGCCTCAACAATTACTGGCTCATAGTAATGTAAGTCAGCAACATCATAGCCAACTGACTTGGCTTTCCAACGCTGACAATAATCTAATGCTTGATTTCTAAGTGAACGATAGATTAAGTTCTTAGCATCCTTCTCACCTATCGCTTCCCATTCATCAAGTTTATTTGGATGCTCAACGAACCATTGATACAGTGATTGTTTAATGTCTTCCATCTCTACCATAGTAAACTTCTTATGGTATTCAGAGGCGACAGCGACCACTACATAGTCCCACTTCTCAATGCGTTGCCAATCCATATTAAATTATTTCCAAACCTTTCCATCAAATACAAATGACCCGTCCATATTTACTGGAACGAGATGTGGTATAACTTTATTTCCATCTACATACAAGACACCAAAGCCCTTGTGCCATGTGAATAGCCCACCCTTTACATACTTAGCGAACTTAAAGTCCATTAAGCAGCCGACTTCCATACCCCATAAAGTCTTTGGATGACCACCGAAGTATGACTGTGTATAATGTGTGAGACCCATGCGGTGCGTATGACCACAGACTACTGACATACCAGCACGCTTGGCTAATCCAAGAGCGGTAGCACCAGCAGTAGGCTGGACATTGCCCTCATCACCATGTAGCAACAACCAATTAGGTGCTAGTTCGTATGGTTTTTCATGATAGGTAATACCCAAGTCATCAAGTTTCAAAAAGTTCTTTAACTCTAATTCAGGTAGTCCTGCTAGTCCAGGTGCTCGCATCTTAATTGTATTAAACAATCTATCTGTATGATTGCTTCGTATCATATGTCTAATCTTTAACGATTCAAGCACGCGATGAGTTTCATCTCTATCTTTGGCGATAGACTTTTCATGCTCCAAGTCAGTATTTTTCGCCCACTTTGAGATGGTCTGCATATCCATTTCATCTCCGACTGACACTACTTCATCAGGTTTGTAAGACTTAATGAAACGGGAAAGGACAGAGACTGCCTTCCTATCATGGTAAGGCACTTGCAAATCTGAGACGCAGACTATAACTTTCATTTACTTATCCCATTTATCTCTCAGAACTAGCAGTCCAATGATTGCATAGTTAGCCATATCCTTGAAGGAATCTTCAAGTGATTCGTGCTCTGGATTTTTATTGTTATCAACTAAGTTATTTATCCGTGCTAGTTTGTCATGCATTCTAACACGAAGACCATTGATTGCACCGCCAGGTGCGTCAGCAATATTGCGTGGACCATAGTCCCTATGCTTTGATAGCAATAGTTTTTCTAGTTCTCTGAATGCTTTATCTACATCTCTTTCAAAAGCGGAACTGATATCTTCACTTCTAGTTCCGATTGGTTTAGAGTTATGTCCGTTATCTTGAACCCTTGGTTTATTAAGTGTTGTATGATTTGCCATTCGTCACTCCCCTCTTTCAAGTAGTTTTTTAAGTTCTTCATCTAAGTCCGTCATCTGTGTGTCAACTATCATATCTTCGATTATACCTGCCACTACATTAGGTTGTGTCTCTGCCGTAAACAATGTCATATAGGTGGACTCTGCTATTCCTTTAATGTTCTCAGGACTATCAGCGTATCTATATATACATCTAAGCAAAGAACCAATCATTAGTCTATACCCATTTGGTAACACCAATGCTGGGTCAAACTCTTCGTCATCTTCTAATAGATGGTCGGTTGCGTCGAAAGCATTTTCAAAGTGTTCCCCACATTCAGGACATGGTGGAATCTTTTTCCTAGTCATTTGCCCCCACCTTCTGAAGGAAGTATTGTGAACCTTCTTGTACGAACATAGAGTTCACATCTTGCCCATCAGGTAGTTGTATAATAGTAATTGGTAACTCTCTTGCTAATGATGTAGCGAATTCTTTTCCTGGTTGGTCTCCATCAGCAAAGACAAACACTCTCTCAAAGTCAGCAAGCAATCTAGTATAATGCTTCTTCCAACTGTTAGCACCAGGCACACCAACACATGGTATACCCACTAGTGATGACATAGTAATTGTATCTATCTCACCCTCACATATACCAATGTAATCTCCTGCTTTTTCTATATCTAAAACATTATACATCTTAGTATCTGAGCCAGTCATTCCCATGTACTTAGGTTCAACAGCAGGATTAAGAGAGCGAAAACGCAAATCGACAACGCCACTCTTGGTAATATACGGTATGGATAGTCGTCCTGTAAATGCTTCATGTCCAACCTCAGGCTCCGCGACCACGCCTAATCGTGCCAACCGTGCTGCTTCCATTGTTATACCGCGACTTTTTAGGTAGGCTTCTGCCTGATAAATGTTTGCCGCGTACTTCTGAGTTGCTTGTCCCAGCAATTCTTTCTGCGATTCCTTTTGCTTCACGGATGTCTACCCTTTCTTGTTGCGCAACGATTTGTAACGAATTGCCCTGGACTCCACAAGCAAAGCAGATGAAAATATTCTCATCAAGATTCGCACTCCCACTTTGGTGCGTGTCACCATGAAAAGGACACTTGAGATTGACCTGCCCATGACCTTGACGTACACTCGCTCCATAGTGGATAAGTATTTCTCTAATGCTCGGTAAGTCATTCACAGTTCCTCTCAATCCATTGCTCCAAATTCTCTACTACCCAGGCTTTATCTATACCAGCCATGCGTCTTTTAATTATAACATACCTAGGTGGGATTTCATCTAAGCCTCTAGCCTTGGCATAGTTCTCTGCTTCGACTGTGGCTTCTGCCCAGAACTTAGGTAAGTCAATCTTCTTTGTTGCTTTTAATTCAAAGATATAAGTTTGTCCAGCAACCATAGCAACTATGTCGCCTTCATCTTTAGCACCTGCTTTAGTTAAGCGTTCAGCAAATACTTTCTTAGACCTTAACCATTTCATTACTGAAGTTTCAAAGGTCGCACCCTTGCGTTTACCATAACTACTCACGCCATGCCACCTTAGGATACTTAGCAAAGTTAATGAAGAAGAATAAGAAGTCGAGTCTAGTAACCCAAGCAGTAACTGTTGCCACTCCTTCTTCCGCCCATTCTATAATAGGATATCTTTCAAACCCTATACCAAAACAATACCTAGTGTTTAACGAAACAGTTACTGTATATCTTCCGATATCTTTTTGCATTAGTGATTCTCTGGGATATCGTCAACGAACATATACTCAGGGTTAAAGGCAATCCATGTCATGAGGCCTCCTCCTGCGTCTGCTTTTCCGTATCTGTTTTTAACTGGCGCGACACCCATTGAGGTCCCAACAACTCCGAGAGTGCAGATGAGAGCAGGTAGTTGTGCAACCTTGCCCTGAATAGCACTTCGCGGTTGACACGGAGAACCTGTAACTGCTTCACTAGTATGATGAAGCACAACAACAGCAGCATTAGTTGCACGAGCAAGATACTTTAACTCCTTCATAATGGCTCGCATAGAAGCGAACTCTTCACCACCATCGGTGGCTACGTCCATTAAATTATCTACTACAATTAGAACTGGTGGGCAACCCCATAGTTCCTCAAATGCCTGCACTTCTTCATCAATATCCTGAAGTGTTGGTGCAGATTCAAATGACCAAACAATATGATTACTCTTTGATAGAGTAGCCTTAGTCCAACCTACATCAGATGATAACATTCCTTCTACATCTGACTGACTCTTACCCGAAATCATAGACGCTAATCGCATAGCCATCGTATGAGCGTTAGTATCTGCCGATATATACAACGTCGGCACTTTCATTTTAAGTGCTAATGCTAATGCTAAAGTTGATTTACCCACACCTGGCGCTGCTGCGAACATCGAAACTTCGGAACGACGGACAATGATTTTGTTGGAATCGAACGCCTTAAAGCAGGAAGGTAAAGGTTCCCCTCCGATACTGGCACGACCAACTGAGCGGACAAGTGTACGCATCCTGGTTCCTTTCTATCTTGAAAGAAGAGTCGCAACCAAAATGCAACTGGTGTAATTCGGCTACGACTCTTCCTCATTATTTAATTGTTAGTTTACTGGTTTGCATTGGTCAGGTGTGCCTTGTGGTGAAGGACACGCCCAGAATGCATAAGGCTTTCCGCTTGCTTTGCTAATTCCTTCTCGCCAAATACGAGCACCATGCTTACATACTGGTGACGCTGTACCTGATGCTGGCAACACCTGGGTTGGAGGCGAGGAGGCTAAGGGCTTTGTGCCGATAGTGGAACTCGTGGTCGATAAAGGGGCTAGTGTGTAAGCACCTACTACCTTCTGTTGCACAGAGGAGATTTGTGTAGAGTAATCGCCAATGCCTTCTAACAGCACAGACAATTCATCTGCCGTGTTTGCACGGATGTTTATCATATCACCTGTTGGTGTCTTGTAGGAAACTTGTAGTTTCCAGTCTTCATTTGCCATGTTTCTCATTTCTTAGAGGAGAACTGACAATACTCTGTCAGCCCACATCTATTGCAGTTGTTTGTATTTGGTATAAAAATTCCAGCCTTACGTGCTTTGTCAAATCCACTAACAAGATACTCTAACTTCTCATCTGTGTATCCAGTTAAATCTATGAGTGGAGTAGTTCCTTCTTGTCTTGCCATCCAGTAGGCTCCGTACTTAACATCTACCCCTAGAACTTGTTTAAGTCCTAGGCGGTAGAAGCCAAGTTGTAGCGTGCTGAAAGGGGTTTGCTGTGAAGTCTTTAGGTCAACCACGACTAATTCACCATCAACTTCAAAGACTCTATCGATAACCATCTTAACAGGTATATCGGCAAAGGTAGGTGTCAAACCCAATTCAACGGCAGGTGCGCCTTCTGGTGTGTGCCAGATTTTCCAGTTGTGATTAGCAATACGCCAATCGATATATGATTGAACCCATTCAGGTCCAGTCTTTTGCCAAAAATCTACGTTCTCTTTATTAGGGAATGCTTTGGTAGCACGACCACCAACCCTAGCGAAGGTTAAATCTTTACCATCTGATTCCTTTGCCCATGCTTTATCCCAGTAGTTCTGTGCTAGTAACATTATAGGTTCTCCAAATCCCAAGCCTCAGTTGCTGAGTGAAAGGCGGAGCCACCCACAGACCACACCGAAGGTTCTTCGGGTAGTTGAAGTAATCGACCTAGGTAATACTGATACCCACAGTCAATGAATGTTGTAAACGCTGAGTACGATATATGCTCAGGTAATGTGTATCCTTGCAGTTCAATTGCCATAGGTATATTATATATCAATCAGGTAAATCTGTCAACTATAAAATATACTTGACATCTATCTTTGTTAGGTGTATAATTAAATACATAAGATAATATATATAAGACCCCTCTGGGGTCTATTATAATATATATATAATATATACAATAGGATATAATGAGTAAACTATCTGACTTTGATTTAGACTTATCGGTAGGACAGGCTGGCGAAAGACTGGTCGAAGGGTTACTGACTGGTAACAAAACAATAGAAGTCAAGACTGATTTAAAGTGGAAGAACACAAACAACATCTATATAGAAACCGAGTGTTGGTCTCACAATAACCAGTCTTGGTATGCCTCAGGTCTATCTGCAACGAAGGCTGAATACTGGGCATTTGTATTAGAGGGTGTGGTACTTATTGTACCTACCTCAGTATTGCGCAGAGCGGTTGAGTTGTACGGGGAAGAGATAACCTGTGACATAGAACCAAACCCAAGCAAAGGGTATCTTGTACAACCAGGATATGTGCTCTGGGTCACAAAAGAGTTGGCTAAGTAGCGAGGGGAAGGCTACCTAGAAAACACAAAAGACCCCCCTTCCGAAGGTGATTACCTAAGGTCGGGGGGTTTCGTGTCTCTAAAGGCCGTTTAAAGCCGTTTAAAAGGTATTACTTGGAGCCTACTCCAAAATCTTTTTCAGCCTTATCCGCCCATTTAACCAATGGACCGAACACAGCGCCGATTGCAATGGCGTACTGTGGTGCTAGGTCGGCTGCTAATGCCAATCCTAAAGTGATTGCTGAAGCAAGGACTGCTCGCAGGTAAGACTTAAATGCTGCCTTTTGCTTTGCTGATAACTTGAACTTCTTCATTTGCTCTCTTTCTTTTTTGGGAGTGGCTTTAGTTTTAAGGCCATAGCCCTGGCCTGGTCTACCGTATTGTATACGGGTCTATCCATCCAAGAGAACCAAGGAGATGTATCCTTAGCATGCTTCTCTTCAACGGAAATATGTATATGTTTTGTATGTGGGTTGGAACCAGTATAGTTTCTGTTACCCTCACCACTTCTATCTCTAGACCAAATCTTTTTATTGAATATTAAATATTTAACACGCTTGTCTGCTTTTATATTTTCAAATATCTCTTCGCAGTCTATACCATTTTTTGGGTCATGGGTGAGGTCTACTGCTAGCCCAGTATTGTGGTCCGAAGTTGGACTCGCCTTCAGATGAGCAGCAGATGGTAGAAGACCATCGCTTGCTTTCTTGCGCTTCGGTCTTAATGCCGTCGCTTGGCGCAGCACAGCAATTGCAGCAGGTGTGGCTTTCTTGGCAACAGTTGTCATTTACTTTTTCCTTATCCATACTTGCCATCCCTTACGTAGGATTTCGATTTCATCTTTGTGTTTGTTTAGCCAAGCATCTATTGCTGGCTTAGGGTTCTTATCTGTACCGTCTGGGTGGTCCCACTCATAGTCATCAAACGCCATGATACCCTTTGGCTTTAACAAATCCCAGGATAAATCAGCATCTAATGTCACCGATTCAGGTAGGTGGTCACCATCAATATAGATAAAATCATACTTGAGTTCTCTGTGGTTTTTTAACCAGTCACCACTAAATGCTTTATGTGCTTGAACTTTCTTGCCATAAGAAGCAGTCTGTTCCTTGTAGGCTTCCTGTATATCATCCCAGTCATAGATTGATTCATGCTGTAGGTTACCACACCAAGGGTCTATGTCTACCAGTAATGATGATGGGTCAGTAAGTATATTCTCTAGTAGCCAAGCAGATGCGTTGCCAGTAAAGACACCTATCTGTAGGAACTTAAGATTCTTCTTACCTTTAAACTCTGCTAGTCCTGATTCAAAGTCAGAAACTGTAGCATTATCGTAGAACCATTTAGGAAATTTGTCCGCTTTTGTCCCCATTGTCCCTATCTTCCTATTAGTTGTTTAACTAGGTCGGTTAGTAACTCAACCTTCTCGTCCAATTGATTGACCTTATCCCTTAAACTGGACCCTCCATTGGGTTTAAGTTCGTTAAGATAATGTTTAACCATCCATCTAATAGATGTTGCTAGTGCTCCTATTAAGGTGGTTACGGCTACGGCTAGTCCAGCCCAATCAGTTGGTGTCATCATGATTCCCTATACGGTTCTAATGGTTACCTCAAGGATACCACCGAAGCCACTGAAGCCTCTGTCTGGTGGAGTTCCACGAGTAAACGATACTTGTTCAATTACAATCTGGCGAGATTCACCAGTTGTGAAGTCTTGTAGTGTAACTACATCTCCACTCTTTTCTATATTCTCAAGTGCTTGAATTCTAGCAAATGCTCTTCCTTCATATCCGACTTGAACATTGTATCTATCTGTTTCGACATCAAAGCAATACAGTGGGAACTGCATGATTTGCTGACGAGGCGTAGCGATAGTAGCCTTTGCTTGGTATCCCTTAAATGTAGGACCCAAAGATGTGGTTGTAGCATCTCGTCCAAAGATAAACTTATATGCTACATATTCTTGCGCTGTCTCAGGCTGAGATGTTGTTACCTCAACTGCTGGGACGGTAGGACTATAGGTAATAATTTCATACTCAGTATTGTTTCTATCTATAATATCCAAAGCAAGACTGCCATAGGAGAAGTCACCACGACCAAGGAGACGCTTAAAGTTCTTTGGCTCTAGTGTGCCGTATCGAATGAACCCTGTGGTTAGATATCCAGTAGGACGCAGAGTAGATTCAGATTCTATATTGATAGAACCAACCTTATTGACTAGTGCTAGACTAGAAGATACTGCTGTAGACGCTACGTTAGAAGCAGTCTTAGCATAGGTAAATGTAGTTGTAGTAGGTACAGTAGCAATTGTATACTTACCATTAAAGGTAGCATCAACACCCTCTACCCATACCTCATCGCCTACTGCAAGACCATGTACTGCAGAGGTAGTAAGAGTTGCTACGTTAGAGGTTAATGCTTTGTTGGTAATTGTGCCAGCGTTGTTGGCTGTAGTACAGAATACGAGTCTATTTAAATCACCAGCAAAAGCGCATGATGTAGTTCTATATCCAGTTATATCATCAACATACAAATCGTTTGCGTATGCAAATCGTAATGTTTCTATTTCATTTCCTAGGTCAATACGGATAACACCAGGATTTCCAGCAACGCCAGTAGCGCACCAGACGAATTTGTCTCGTGCGGCAAAGTCATAACACGGCTGAGTAGTCTCTACAATTAGTGGACCATAGTTAATGGAGCCGTCAGTATCTGAGACAACTGCCGCACGGATTCCCTTATTTGTCCCAATCATCATGTATCCAAGATAGTAATATATCTTGTGGATGATTTCTCCTACAGGCATGTCTGCTGATACAACAGCGGATGTAAGTGTAGGCATCGTGCCAGATGTGCTTAATGTAAATTTAAAAATGAATGATTGAATGCCACTATAGGCAGCAACGTAAATAGATGAACCAGATGATGATATTGAAGAAAAGACTATATCGGAATCGCTATGAGTATACAAGGCTGTTGGTAAGGATGACGCTGTTGTTGGGAATTCAAAAATCTTATTATTGATAGCCATAACAATACGGTCTTTAACATATTCCATTGTACCTTTAGATACTACAAGAGAATTGCTTTTAAATAGTAAGGTGGCTGAAGTGGATGAATCACCAGTCAAAGGTTTCTTATATACGGCAGTCTTATCAACACCTGAATCAAGAATGCGTGTTACCCAATAAGCATTAACGCCATCGTCACAGATAGCAAACACAGGGTAATCAGTACCTGCTGCGTTATCTATGAAGTGAGTTTCTGTTCCGTCTACTGCAATCTTGTCAACATCATACTCATCATGTAGCAATACACCGTTAGTCCCACCCCATTGGATAGAACGTAGTTGTTGGAATGGACGCTTGTTAGATTCAATGTCACCAGTTGTATAGTGAGCAGTAGATGTATTCTTAAGCATTGTGACTTGTCCCTTAGTCCATACATCAACACCTTTGCTGTCAGTAAATCTGTGTGCTACAGTTTCACCAGCAGATGGGTCATAGAACTTAATACCTGCTCCGCCATGAAAGGAAGACTGAGAACGAATCCACCAACCAGTAAGTGATTGCTCGCCTGGTTCTGAACCATTATCAAATTGGTCCTTACGAAATGGTGCTGTCTGTCGACGGTAAGGTCGAGCATCTGATATGGCATAGAAAAATGGTAGGCCACCAACAGCAATGTCATACGCCTCTGCAGTGTTCTGCCATGTAGCAGAAGACGATACAATACCTAAGTCAACCGCAATCGCTCTACTAGAACGACCTTCGGTTATATCACGACCAGCCACAGTGCTCCTTTAAATAGTTGTTAAATATCTTTCCAATTACAAGTAAGACAAGCGGTACCATTAGATACTCCATAATAAATATGTTTGCCTCTGCGGCAATCAAAGTATTTTTGTTTGTATGTTCTAAAGTATTTAGTCAACACTTGGGGTGGATTGTGCCGCTATCATCTCATCGTAAGTTGATTTAAGCATTGAGGTAAATTCCCCGTTGCCTTGGTCGATAATTGCGTGTTCTACAACCTCATTAGTTAATGGGTTTTTTACTTCGATAAAGGTTACATTTTCCATTTTATAACTCCGCACTGAATCCGATGTAGCCTGATGTTGTATTGTTAGTAAATAACCAATAAGGACGGAAAGATGTAGGTGCTGATGCTGGCGTTAGAGTAACACGAGAAATCCAACGCGAACTTAAACCTAATGTTACAGATGAAGCAGATAGAATATTTGTTCCGTCATAAACCATTACAGCAGAAAAATCTACAGATGAAGGTTTAACTCGTAATGTTGTAGGATTTCTAATTTCACAAAGAACATTTGAACCTTCTGTAATACCAGTGCCTAGAACTTGATACGCCTCATCTCCACCTGCGCGGAAATAGTACCTTTGACACGCGGAAAGTTCTCCTTGGATTGTTCCTGTTGCAGTTTGGAAAGCGGTGGCGACTGAACCTGCCTCTAACTGCCAGCCCCAAGTGTCAAAGGTAAAAGTAGTGTTCATAAACAACTGCATATCTATTGCTAAAAATGACGATGTGCCGATTGTCTTACCGCTAATACTTGGCAAGGTTACAGTTCCTGTGTACCTAGCCCAAGAGGTAGTTAATGCTCGTGAGTTTAGTGTGATTGTTGTATTGACTGAACTTGAACCACCTGAACCAAAGTTTTGAGTTAGTACTAAACTTGCGGACATTGTTCTGCTTGAGTCTGCCTTTGCCCAAAAACTAAAGGTGACAGTTTGACCAGCAAAGGTTGTTACATTTTCAATTCTTTGCTCAAACTCATTGTAGTTTCCGCCTGTGCCAGCGGTTGTCTGATTAAATCTTGCAAAGAAATTTCCTTCGTATCCAGCAACAGGTGCAGTTCCTGGAGTAAATGCTTGGCGAGATACAGTTACAACTGAACCTGAACCATCGCGACTGAATAAAAATCTATCTGGACCTGTATAAGAGAAGTTGGCAATTGGTACTGTATTGCTTGTACCTCGTTGCCATACATCAAATGCGCCGTTAATAATTGCGTTTTTACCAGCAACAAACTCAGGCTTCTGGTTTAACTGTGTCTGAATAGCAGATGTAACTCCATTGAGGTAGCCGATTTCCGTATCATCTACACCAGATACAACTGCTTGCTTTGCATTTAATTGAGTTTGGATAGCAGAGGTTACTCCATCTACATATCCTAGTTCGGTTGCTGATACAGTTGAGGGTGCAGGTGCTGCGCTTGCTATATCTCTTGCTTTAGACATTTAGTTGTTACCCCCGATTGGTTGGTCTGCTTCTGGATTTAGATAGCGTTGATAGTCTGAATTGGCTGGGTCCAGTGGAACAGTTGAAATTGTTCCATTTGGTGAAATCATTTCTAAAATTTCAATTGAACCGCTTAATGTTTCAATTGTTTTTAATGTATAAGTATTTTTCATTTTATAACTCCGCACTTGCAGTCCAGTGCCAACTATGTCCTGCGTTGGCAGTTGTTGATACTCCTGAGTTTATTAAAATTTGATAACGACCTTCACCAATGTTTGTTGCTGTGGTTGCTCTATCTGCTCCTGCGCCATTATCTCTAATATTTCCACTTGCACCTGTAGCAGTTGAATAAAGAGTAACTGTTGGAAGGACTCTCATTACAACAGGCAAAGATGCAGAATAATCTACAGCAAATCTATCGGTTCTGTTTGCGGACATCCTGCTTTCTAAACCAGCAGAAGCAACTGCGGCAGGCGCAGATGCTTGGTCGTAGGATTTAGAAAAATATCTTTGACAAGCGGCAAGTTCTCCTTGGATGCTTCCAGCATAAGTTCGGAAAGGTAAGGCAACACTTCCAACATCTACTTGAAAGCCTGTGAATTCCAAATAGTCTGCTGCTCCTGCGGTACCCACTGGGGTAAAACTGACACCGAAAGCAAGTTCAGTTGCGGCAGCGCTTACAGTCGCTGTTGCTGTAAATCTTTGCCAAGAGGTTGTTAAAGTTATGCTTTCGTTGATAAAGATATTTTGACCAGTATACTCAGTTCCATTTACTTGAAATTTTTGGTCTGTTCCTGTTCCACTTGCGGCAAACAATTTTGCAACACTTGAAGCAGCACTGAAATCTGCTCCTTTTCTAACATAAGCAGAGATAGTAATGGTCTTTCCTTGGTACGGAATTGAATTGACAGACTCTAGGCTTTGACTTAAACCCATTAGAGCAGTTACAGATGCACCAGAATCTCTTTGTATTCGCATACAATACTGAAACCCATCTAAAGAAGCGGTTTGTCTTGACCAAGTTCTTGTTGTTATGGCGTTTCCAACGTTCCATCTGTCTAAGGTATAACTAGCCGCTGCTGGCGCAGCAAAAGTAGTGCCTCTTTGTGCTATTGAAAAGGCTGAGTTTAGAACTGGATTGCCTTGAACTGTTCCAGCGGTATAACGCAAGCCTGTTGAAGTAGAAGAATCTGCTACGAGTGTCTCGCCATTGTTGCCGACTGCGAGGCGTGCATCTACTGTACTAAAAGTAAATAAATCACCCTTTGTAGTAAGTGGGTCTGCTACAGCCCATTCAAGTCCTGTTGCAGTTGCTGAGTTAGCCTTTAAGACATAACCATCTACCCCAACAGTTAGTTTGCCAGGTGTATCTGCAGCAGTTGCTACTAGTATATCACCCTTAGCATCAAAGAGTGCCTTGTCAATAGCAGTTGCTAAGTCAAAGGCTGTGAAGGTAATAATCTCTAATATATCTCCAGCAGTTAGTGCAGCCAAAGATGTAATGCTGGTTCCATTAGATGCTGTGTAATCTGTACCACGAACTAATAGAACACCATTTAGATATACCTGCTCTTTACCAGCAATGTAAGAAAGTGTTACACCATTGTCATCAAGACCAGACTCAGATGTTTCTCCGCCAGCAGCAGTAAACTTATAACGGAAGATTGCTGCAGTTGAGGAGATTGAACCCCAAGCAGAACCATTCCAAGCAAACATAGTGTCGGATACTGAGTTCCAATATAGAGCACCTTCAATTAATGCATCGCCATCATTGTCTACAGATGGGGCAGTTGACTTAGCACCTAAGTATCTATCATCAAAGTTATCATAGGTTGTGGCAGCGGCAGCAGCAGAGGATGCAGCAGCAGTAGCAGAACCAGCCACAGCATCTACATATACCTTGGTAGCAGCATCGGCATCTGATGTTGGTGTGCCAAGTCCTGTTACTTTAAATCCGCCTGCAGCAAGGTTACCTAGTAATGTTCCAGTTGTACTATTTAGATATGTACCTGAAAGGTTAATAGCACCAGTGTTACCATCAACAGATAGAACTGCATCTGTTGGGGTTAATAACTCTTGCCAGTTGCCTAGTGTGGTAGCAGGAGATGCTGTAAGAATAAATGATTTGTTGACATCTGTACGAACTGCAACATCACCAACCTGTGCGGTGAGTGCAAGCATTGCTGCTTGTGAAACAACTACTGATGTTTCGGTAATTGCTAATGCAGGCAACTGATTGGTAGGAATTAATCCACTACCATCAAGGGAAGCAATACCATTTGTTGCACCTTTTTGGTCTGTAAGATATTTTAATGTTACTGCATCTTGATTAGATGTAGGGTCAGCAAGACCTGTAATCTTCTGAGAGTTTAATGCTACAGAAGCAGTAGGTGCTGCCATCTGGTCTAAACGAGATGTGCGTACCTGTGTGTCAAAGTCTGAGATAGTTGAAGCAGTTTGAGTACCTGTGTGGTTAGCACGGGCTAGTGGGTCAGTTGCTAATTTGCTAAGTGCAATAGCGGCACTAGAATTAATGTCGCCATTAACGATAGTTCCATCTACTATATCAGCAGAAGTAATAGAACTGTTAAGGCTTAACTTACCATAAGTAATACCAGCAGATGCATTAACATCTGCGTTAACGATAGCACCTGTACCAATAACAGTAGTTAGGCTTACGTTGCCAGTACCATCAAAGGATACGGCTGATGCTTCTACATCTCCAGTTAGTTGGAAGTTACGGGCTGTGCTTAAGGCACTAGCAGTAGTAGCGGTAGTTGCTGTGCTAGCAGTACCTGTAAGGTTAGCAGTAATAGTACCTGCAGAAAAGTTACCAGAAGAATCACGGGCTACAATAGCCGAGTTAGTATTGGCAGATGTAGCAGTTGTAGCAGAGTTAGATACTTTACCAGCAGTTGAGATAGTTCCCAACTTAGTGTCTGCGATAGCAGCACTTGCATTGATGTCAGCATTAACAATAGTGCCGTCAAGAATCATACCGCTTGTTACTGTACCAGTAGAACCAGTTTGAACTATGTTAGCAAGGGTAATTCCGTGTGCAGTTGTAGTATTTTCAATGTGGTCATTAGCCTCTTGAAGGTCGCGTCCAATAACCATGTGGCGTACTGCCGCACCAGCGGAGTGGGCTACAGCCGTTGAGCCGTCTCTTCCGCGAGTAATAGTAAGTGTATTGCCAGAAGAGTAGTTACTTATATCTACAATTTCTTCATTGGCTGTATCTGGGTCGATAACAACTGTATATGTTTCAGTTGATGCAGGTGTCTTTCCACCCATTAGTTGCGAGCCAGAAATTACAGTCATCGTTAAATCGCCTGATGTAATTGCTGACGCTAGTGTCGTTTGTTGAGAACGAGAGGAGTATTTGCGTATTGTCATTTAGTTCCCTATCGGCTGTAGTGGACGCGGATTGGATATTGATTTTGTTGGCGTGACGTTTCTTCTTTCAAGCGTTGTGTATACAAAGCATACAACTGCTTGGTCGCAGTATTCGACGCACCAAATGGACGCTTGCTATCTGTCTCGTCTGCTTGTGGGCTGATTTGCGCAGCACGAGCAGGGTCTAGATATGTTAGCAAACGATATGCGGCCCCAAGGATTATGACATCCTTACATGATTCTGGTAGACCAGTTTGTGTGGCAAAGTCTTGTGAGTTAGAAGTAAAGGCTTCTGCGTCTGTAGCGTAGATTACTTTAACTGTTCTTCCAGGTGTAATATAATCACCAATAGTAATTGTTTGTGCATTAGCGGCAAAAGCAGTGGAGTCTGCTTTAGAATCCCAAGACCATCTGCGTACTGGAATCCATTCTTCAGATGGACCAACGGACTGCCACATAATGCTTAGAACATTTGAGATAACATATCCGTCGTAAATATTATATGTTGTAACTGGTGCTTCATAGGTAAATGTCATACTCTTGACTGCAAACATGGAAGAGCCAGTAGAACGAACAGTATCGTTAATTGCTTTTTTAACTGAGTTACGTGGAAATACTGGAGAGATAGCAACCTTAGAATCAGCAGCGTGTGTGCTGGCAGTTGTTCCTAGATATCCTCTACCGTAAGGAGATACCGTAGCAGTATTAGCAATACGGTCAAATGTATCAATCCACATTAACTCTTCGCCAATTTCTACAATACCCTTACCGACTGATTCGGTAGAACCAAGGCTAAGAATTGTAGGTGATGTAGATGAAGATGTGGTTGTAGACACCGCAGTTTTAAGATAGGTTGTTCTTTCCTGTTGGTATGTATAGCCAGAAAGATTAATTAATACTTCATCGATAAGATTAGATAGTGTAGTTGTCAAGAGGCTATGCTCCTTAATGCGTCAATTGCTGATTTGCCAGTAGTTCCAGCAAGTTCATTACAGATACCATTTAAATCTTTATACGCAGATGGTGCTCTACCAGCACTTGCCTTTTTATTCAAGGCTCCAATTATTCCAAGTCCTGATGTACTAGCCCAAGCGTTAGCAGCACCTTGTTCATCTTTAAATGCTGTTCTTGCTGGGTAAGTTCCACCATTGGCTAGGCGATTTAATTCAGCACATAGAGTGCTACCTGCGGTACCTGTTGGCATTGTTTATCCTATCTAGGTGTAATGATTTTCTTATCAGGGGTGATAAGTTTTGACTTAGGCTCTTCCTTAGGTTTACCAAAGAATGCGTTATAATAATGTTCATCAAATGAGAACCGCTTCATATGTGGGGCTAATGCACCAGTATGAGCATATAGTGGAATCTCTGCTTTATCGCATAGGGCAAAGAAGAATATATCTTCACCTATAAATTTAGTTCCCCTACCCATTTCCATAAAAATTTGTCCGTCTTGGGATACTTCACGAACCTTTGGCACGACACTGCGGTGCATTAATACAAATCCCATACCCGCCGCATCAACCTTAATTAGTTGATTTACTGGCATTGGGTGAACTCTAGTTAATCCAAACCCACCCTCATCTCCAACTATAAAGTTAAAGATTGTAGGCATTGGAATCATTAAAGGTTCTTCTGGGTTATCTGTAGTAAAGTATACTCCAGTAATCATAGGACGCTTTTCAGCATCTCTATTATCCCATAATAATTTAAACTTTTCTGGACTAATTACTACATCTGAGTCTACCCATAGTAGCCATTCGTAATCAGTCTTATCATACCAGTAATCAATTACTGTTTGTCGTTGTCTAGCAATTTGATTGCCTTGACTTCTTAAAGATGTAGCAAATTCTACGCCAGACTTTAACATAACATCTGTTACGCCTTGCATAAACTTGCCATCTACCATTCCATTATCGCACCATACTAGTGCAATAGAATCTTTTTTGCTCATAGTCCCCTGTGTCCCTATCTGTACTTTGCTGCTTTTTTCGCTATTGATTTAGGTTGTTTAACAAACTGTTTACCTTTAGCATTACCTGCAGCCTTGGCTTTATTGGTAGCCGCTTTTTCAGCAGGGCTTAGTGCCGCCCATGCCTTCTCAGGTAAATATCTTTTTTTCCCCTTAGATGGCTTACCATCAGAGGTTGTCCACTTTTGCTTAGTCCAGTCTTTTAAAGACTTTTGAGATTTGGCTAGTGCCATTATCTATAACCTCCGCCAGCCTTCTTGTATTGAACAGCAAGTAGTTGTGCTTTACGGGCTGACCATTCTCCAGGGTCTCCACCCTTAGAACCAGCCTTAATCTTTTTAAACAACTTAGCCCTCATCTCAGGCTTAGTGTAATTGCCAGCAGCATTAACTTTAGACTTAGTCTTTTTCTTTGCTACCATTTTACTTTATCCGCCCAATATGCTGCAGACATTTTACCTTTAGCAATATTCTTTCTATGACGTGCTTTAAAAGATTTTTGTCTTGCTGTAGGTTGTCTGTCTCCAGTAACACCTTGCTGACCAAATCGAATTGTCTTTACTTGACTTCCTTCTTTGGCTACAACTACGTGTGATTTAGTAGGATGTTTAGGAGTACGCTTTGGTTTATTAAAACCAGACACTCCTGCTCTAGCGAGCCTTGAGTCCTTTTTGTTTTCCATGCTCCCCATACTTTCCTAAGATTGACCTAATGGTTCCGTTCTTGTTCAACCGAACCACTAGACCATTCTTAATTTGAACTGGATTAAAACCATCGTGGCGCTTATGACTACCACTAGATGACATTACTTCTTTTTACCCATTTTCTTCATAACCATTTTCTTAGAAGCAGCCTTCTTCGCCGCTTTCTTGGCCATAGCCTTACCTTTTGGAGTGTAAGGGAATTCCATTTTTCCTACTTTTGGCATTATACTTGTCCTATCTCTTTCATTACGGCTGCGGCTTTGGGTGTGATATCTTTTGTTTTAGGCATAGTGTCCGCATTATACGCTTTGCCTAAAATCTCTGATGCTTTATGCGCATCTTCTACATGACGCATAGTTGTCCCTGCTGGTTGTATACCTTGTGCTCTTGCATCTCGATAAGCCTGAAGTTCTGCATTCCATTTTTTATCTGGAATATCTCTTTTAGCATCTCCTGCATTTACTTGTAAATTCATTACCTTGCATCCAAAACATCCTTCAACTTCTGTTGGATGGTCTTGCCAGTGATATGCCATACTCGTCCCTTACGCTGCTGTGAAATTAGCCTCAGTTATTCCTAAGCCAGATGATATTAGTGCAGCCTTAGTAGTATCATCTACTATATGTTCGTGGCCACCAATGTAGAATTCATCATAGTTTGCTATGTCTTCGTCTAGTGGAAATCTTACTTTAGAATAGGTAGCACCGCTCTTGGCAATACTAACACCCTTATTAAGTTTATAGAAGTAAAATAGTCTATGCTTACCGATAGGTGCTTCTTGTACAACTGGTGTTGTAAATGTGTAGTCTGCCATTGTTCTCCTTAATGAACTTACTGTAAGGCTAGAGTTTCCCCTAGCCCTACCGTCAATCAACTAAGCGATTGATGAACCTGATTCGATTCGGAATAGTGCCTCTTCGCGGTAGCGAGCAAAGCCTAGTACGCCGTACCAACCCATTGGGCGGTGACGCATCAAGCGGTCAACTACTGGTCCGATAACTACATGTGGCTCTTCGGCAACTGCCTCAGCCAATGCCTGTTGTCCAGCGATGATTGTGCGGTACACCTTTGCAGATGAAGAACCGTCAGTTGCTGTGTACAGACGTGGAGACTCTACGAAGTATGCACCTTCGTATGTTCCGATTTCTCCTGCCCAAATGCGGTCTTGTGAAGAACCGTATTGGTTAGGAAGCAACCATCCTGCTGAACCTGTCTCAGCACGTAGGTCATGGGATACCTCTGGGTGTAATCCAGCCCAGTATAGTGAACCCTTGCGACCATTAGCCTTGTTAGCACGTAACTTAGCAACAGCCCTACGGATGTTTGCTGAAGATAGTGTTGCGGCTGCTGTGATAGTTGCAGTTGATGTTGCTGTTGAACCTGAGTAGATTACGTTTGAACCGCCACGCAATGTTGTCATTGCTACAGCGTCGATAGAATCTGCTAGGTTGTAAGCGATAATGTTTGCGATTGCAGGGTCAACATCTGCAAGAGAGAATAACTCTAATGCACGTGTTACCAACACTGAGTTACCGTACTCTGCAAGAGTAATGGTTACTGATGTTGGTGTTGACATTGCTACTGCATCTGGGTCAGTTGTTTCTGTTAGAGCAGTTGTTGCTGCTGAAAGGTCAACATAACGTTGTAGAACAACGGTTGAGCCAGGGATTGCTTGACGGGCTGGGCGCTTATCTGCGACTGAACGAATTAGTGGTTCAGAGCGGAGAGCGAATTCTAGAAGACGGTCATACGCCTTCTGTACTAGACCAGCACCACCAGCGGTTCCTCCGAGATTGTCAGAGGCTGTTGATACATATGCCATTCGTCACCTCCAGTGACTAGAAACTATGATGATTGTTGTGAACGAAGAACATCTAACAATGCATCCATAGAATCTGCATTGTCAATTCTTGAGTTAAGTTCTTCCATTCTGTCTGGAGTAAACGCACCTTGTGTTAGAACATCCTGTTGCCTTAGGGCAGCACGGTCTTGTTCTGGCATGTTGGTTTCATCTTGCTGTACTTTAATTCCGAATAAATCTGCATTATCATCGAGCCAGTTAGAAACTGTCTCCTCGTTAACATCATCGATATCCTTAAGAATTAAGCGTGCAGCCTTAGCGTTTACGCCTTTCTTTTCCAGGACTTCTTTGACGGTTCGCTCACGCTGCACTTTGGATAATCCTTCAAGTTGCTCAGTGAGTTCCTTAATACGCTTCTCATCGGCTCTCTTTGCTTTCCGTAACTTCTTAATCAAGTCACTTCCATCACCAGAGAAACCTTGGTCAGTATCTAGGTCTTCGTCTTCGTCTTCCCAGTAATTGTTGCTCATAGCAACTACCACCCTTCTATTCGTTGTTAGTCGCAGGCCGCAGTTCAGTTCGGGGAAACTGGCTGGCTCCTACTGTCGGTCTTATACGCTGCATTGGGCCGATAGGTCAATGTCAGGATTCTAGTATTGTCCGCCTGTTGTGCTAAGTAGCGATGCTTTCGTAGTTCCAGCCTTACCAGAGAATGATGCAATTTCTCTCTCAGTAAGTGCTTTACGTTTACGCTGTGCTGAAGCCAAAGTATTAAATACTTCTTGTTCTGCCTCTGCTTGGTTATATCCAGGAAGTGTTGTTCCATAGATTTCGCTTAACTTCTGTGCGGTAGGTAGGATATCTGCAATTGTTGCATATCCCTTTTGTGCTTCGGCTTGTGTGATTCCTTGTGCTGCTAGTTGTTCTGCTACAGCAACACCAGTCTCAAGTCCTTGTACTCTTGCGGCTACGCCAATTTCGGCTGCTGCAATCTGACGCTGAATCTTAGGTAGTTGCTGGTTAGGGTCAAGAACATAGGCAACCATATCGGCTGAGCCAATTCCATAATAATCTTTAAGTGTTCTAGCAATTGCAGGGTCAGCATTCTGGACTCTCTGAACTGCCATAGATACACGAGTTGATAACTCTGATGGAGATACGTCATTCTCAATGAACTGTCTTACATATGCATCATTATCAAATTGAGTTAAACCATATGCTCTAAGTGTTTGACGATATGCATCTTCATTAGATAGGTACTCCGCAGGAGTAAGGACACTAAGCCCTTTCTTAATGCGCTGTGCATTAGCAGCAAATCGTTGCTGATACTCTGGAGTATTCTGTAACTCTAATGTGATGGTGTCTTCTGTATATCCCTGACGAGCAAGGTCAAGAATCTTAGCACCAAGAGTTGCGAGACCAAACTTAGCAAATCTATCTGCTACAATTTTGCCGACTGATTCTCTTTGTGCAGCAACTCGTTCTGCTTCCGCTGCAGCCTTGGCTGCATCTTCTGCCGCTTTTTGTTGTGCTGCAAGATTGGCTGCCGCTAATGCTGCTGCATTTGCATTTGCAGCATTTGCTGCTGCCGCTGCAGCCGCATCTGCTGCGGCTTGTGCTGCTGCAAGTTGAGCGAGAAGTGCCGCTCTTTCTGCTGCTGATGCTGCTTCAAGTTCTGCTTTAATTCTTGCAAGTTCTGCTGCACGTGCTGCTGCTTCTGCTTCTGCTTTAGCCAAAGCCTCTGCTGCTGCTTTATCTGCTGCTGCTTTAGCAGCCGCATCTGCTGCGGCTTTAGCCGCTGCGTCTGCTGCAGCCTTGGCTGCTGCGTCTGCAGCCGCTTTAGCGGCGGCATCTGCTGCTGCATTACCAGTTGCTCCAGTTGCACCAACACCAGTTGTTGAACCAGATACTGGCGTAATACCAGCAGCCTTAGAAATAGTTTCAAGTTTAGCAGCGCTTACGCCAGAGGTAGGAGAGAATGGATTGGTTCCACCAGTTACTCCACCAGCATATGTGCTAGTTGCAGTCTTTGTTGCAGTATTAACAACAGGAATATTTACTTTTTGTCCGACATTAATCTTATTAAGATTAGAAATTTGTGGGTTAGCAGCCGCTACTGCAGCAACGCTAACGCCTGCTTTAGCAGCAATCGCTGAAATTGTTTGTCCAGATTTTACTGTAGTTGTACTAGCAACAGGTACTTTAGGTTTAGGAGCAGCCACGTTTACGCCAATCCAAAGTCACGGAGGACTTTTAATGATAGTGAGTCTACAGTTTTTCTAGCATTGTCTGTCTTTTCCCAACGAGGGTCTTGACGAAGTTCAGTCTCAAATTGCCAGATTGGTTTAACTGAAGGCTTACCATCAGTGCCAATATACTGTAATGCTCTACGAAGGGTAGGGTCATTAAACGAAATAGTATCTGGGTCAATCTCTAGAATGTTAGACATAGAAGATTTATAGGCTGAAGCCAATGCCTCAACACTTGTTCCTTTATTAATCTGGTCAGAATAACCAGGAAATGCGCTAGCAGAATCTCTGCGGATTAATGCTTGAATGTCATCAGTTGTTGTAGTGCCAGCAAAGATACCCTGAGACCATGCGTCCAAAC